GTCCAAACGATTGACGCAAGCCTGCCTTCAAGTACGTGGCTTGGAGCGTATGACAACTGTTCTGTTGTTGGCGGAAATCTTGTCCAAACAGACGCGACACTTGACAGTTATTTTACCTGGAATTTTGATAACAATAACGCTTCAAGTGCATTGCTGCTTTCCACCACATCAACAGCAACTTATTCACACTCACTGGTGGCTTTAACCGGCGAGGCGACTGAGATAGCACAAGAAGACGATTTTAACGTTCTCTTAGAAGACAAGCCTCTTATTATAAATGTCGCGAACAATAACTTTTCAATTCAAAAGAACGGGGCCACTATTAATCATGATTTGAAGCTTGACGACACCGTGGAATTTGTTGCTGTTTCTGGTTCGTTGCCAACAGGCATATCAGCGAGCACTGTTTATTACGTTGTTTCTACTGACTTGACGCTTACAACCTTCCGAGTTGCTTCTAGCCAAGGAGGTACCGCAATTACGTTGAGTGGGGCAGCATCTGGAACGTATGCAGCTCGCGGATTTAAGCTATTAGGCGAGCAGCGATATTACAACCCAACAGAGCTGGCAAACGGTGGCGTTGTTCACCCTTACGCTCCGTTTGAAAAGTTGCTTGGTGATGTGTATCGGGTTGAAACTCGTTTTAAAAGTCCTGATGGCGGAACCACTGCTGGCAATATCAGTGCATTGACGGCTCAGCTTGATTATCCCGATGTAATCGAGAAGCAAAATGACGTGTCAATTGCTGCAACTGGGACGGTGATTGCACTGACTAAGACGTTCCGGGCAGTTTCAAGCGTTTCAATCACAGCTCTCCAGACGGGTGGCAGCACTGCGGTATCAGCTGTCGTTACGGCTAAAACCACCAGCTCGGTTACTATTAAGTGTCTGAACTCCAGCGGGACCGGGGTCACTGGCCTTGTTGACATCACAGTAATTGGTTACTAATGGCTGACGCACGCATTTCCCAGTTACCAGCCGCAACAACGCTGGCCAGTACCGACATTGTTCCGTTTTCAAGTATTAGCGCGAGTGAGACGCGCAAAATCACTGCAAATAATTTGGCAATTGTTTTGACCCAATTGGGCCTGACAGTTGGCACTGCCACCCCATCGGCTCCTTACAACGGTCAACTTTGGGTCGATACCAGTACAAACCCGCCGGTCTTAAAGGTTTACAACGGCGCATCTTTTACGGTTGTCAGTTTTATTCCTGGCTCATCGGTTGCCACAAGCCCTAGTAGCACTGCGCCTTCAAGCCCAGCATTGGGGCAATTATGGCTTGACACCTCTCAAACGCCGGATGAATTAAAGGTCTACGACGGAGCTTCTTTCGTTCGTGTTGATCCTCTAGGGATTACTGATACTGCGGCAGCTGCTAAGTATTTGCAGATAACGACTGCAGCAAGTACATATTTGACATTGGCTGGTGGGACGCTGACAGGGAATTTAACGCTGACGGGCAACCCGACCACAACGAATATGGCGAGCAATAAGGGGTATGTAGATACTCAAATTGCTGCGATCCCTGCCGCAACTGACCTGACCCCTGCTGGAACGATTATTTATTCAGCAAGGGCTACTGCTCCAACTGGTTACCTCAAGGCAAACGGTGCAGCAATCAGTCGATCAACGTTTTCAGTGTTGTTTGCTGCAATTGGAACGGCTTACGGCGCTGGCAACGGGTCAACTACATTTAACGTGCCTGACTTGCGCGGTGAATTTCTTCGCGGTTTAGACGATAGTCGAGGAATTGACAGCGGACGAGCGTTAGGCAGTGCTCAAGGCAGCCAGAACTTATCGCACAATCACACTGGCAGCACCAATAACCCTGGTAATCACGCTCATTCGTTTACAGCAGCACAAGATTTAGGCAGTGAGGACATTGGACGCGGTGGAAATACTAGCCGAAACATTCAAGGTAGGACTCAAAATACAAGCGGAGCTGGCGGTCACACACATACAATCTCAATCGGCAATGACGGTGGCACAGAAGCACGTCCCAGGAACATCGCTTTGCTTGCTTGCATCAAGACCTAAAGAAAGACTATGCTTCCGTTGAAGTTTTAATTTTGTATGACAACAACTATCAACTGGGCCGTCTCAAATCTTGAGCGCGAGACATGCGATGGATTTGTTTATCTTGCTCATTGGACTGTTTCTGCCTCTGACGACACTTACTCTGCTGGTGCGTACGGAGACGTTCCTTTTGAGCGTCCTGAAAAGTTGATTGCTTTTGCCAGTTTGACTCCTGATCTAGTCGTTAGTTGGATCAAAGAAGCGTTGACAGCAGAAAAGGTGGCTGAAATAGAAAACGCTTTGCAAATCCAGTTAGACGAGCAACGCGCTCCAAGCAAAGCCGGTGGTGTTCCGTGGCCTGTTGGCTAAAGTAAGAGGAGTTAGTATGGGCTCAGGAGGTGCTTTATGGCTATCAGCCCTGGGACATATAATTTCACGCTTCAGCGCCGAAGTGACTGGAGCGTGATCCTGCAATTTAAGGACAGCACCAATACAGCTATAAATCTGACTGGTTTCACCGCCTACGCGCAAGCTTGGAATAAAGCGCGATCTAAAAAATATGCGGACTTTACAGTCGCTTACACAGATCGAGTCAATGGCAAGGTCACAATTAGCTTGTCCGACGCTCTAACAGCAGTGTTTCCAGATCAGCTGTATTACGACGTGCTCCTCGAAAACGGCAGCGGTTTGCGCGAGTATTACCTTGAGGGCATTATTTTGGTATCTGAGGGGTATACGTCGCCATGACAGCGGTCAACGTTACGACAGACGGCAAAACAATAGTTGTCGAAGATACGGCGACAAACACCGTTTCAATTGCGACCACAGGTCCGCAAGGCCCGGTTTCAGCTGGTTTCGTTTTCAATGGAACCGCTAAGATAGACAACAGCATCGTCTATTACGACTCATCAGCTGGGGAGTTTAAGGCGGACACGACCACCACTAAACTGTCCCTAGTAGAGGGCGGAAACTTCTAAGCCATGGCAAACACGATTCGCATCAAAAAGCGGGCTGCCTCGGGCTCAGATGGAGCCCCTTCGTCACTCGCCAGTTCGGAGTTGGCTCTAAATGAGTCAGATCTAAAACTCTATTACGGCTTTGGCGATAACGGGTCTGGAGTAGCCACCTCAATCATCACGATTGGTGGTTCTGGCGCGTTTATTTCCAAAACGGATGCGAAGGCTGCAAACCTTGTCTTGGCTGGGCCAACAACAGGCTCTGACGCAAACCCAACATTTAGATCGTTAGTTGCTGCTGATATACCAAGCATTGCCCACACAAAGATCAGTGATTTCGACACTGGTGTTCGGGTAAACCGTCTGGATCAGATGGCGGCCCCAACGGGCAACATCGACATCAACTCGAACAGGCTTACCAATGTTGCCGACCCTCAGTCCGCGCAAGATTGTGCCAGCAAAGCTTATGTCGATGCAGTCAAGACCGGGCTGGACGTAAAAGGCTCGGTCAAAGTTACGACCACAGCAAACATTACGCTTTCTGGTACGCAGACCATCGACGGCATTGCTGTTTCTGCTGATGAGCGTGTTCTGGTTAAAAATCAGTCAACCGGTTCACAAAACGGCATTTACGACTGCAAGGCTGGAGCTTGGGCTAGATCCAGTGATTTTGACTCAGATGCTGAAGTCACATCTGGTGCGTTCGTTTTTGTTGAGCAGGGCACCGTCAATGCAGACAGGGGTTTCGTCTTAACGACTGACGGAACCATCACGATTGGCAGCACGGCGCTGACCTTCACTCAGTTCTCAGGCGCTGGGCAAATTACAGCAGGCAATGGCCTCCAGAAATCAGGCAACGAATTATTAGTCGACCTGAAAGCAAACGGCGGCCTTGTTATTGAGTCTGCCGAAATTGCTTTGAAGCTTGATGCTTCAAGCATTACTGGAACGCTTGCGGTTGGTGATGGTGGAACGGGTGCAACATCTGCATCTGCTGCCAGAGGAACCCTCGGGTTGGTCATCGGCACAAATGTTCAAGGTTTTGATCAACAACTCACTGATGTTGCTGGCCTTGCCGTCACAGATGGCGGCTTTATTGTTGGAAATGGCAGCAACTTCGTTCTTGAGACTGGCGCAACTGCTCGGACCAGCATCGGGGCTCAAACGCTTGCAGCTGATCTAACAAACCTCTCCAGTTGCCAATCTGGAGCGTCAGCCGCTCTTGCCGCGCTTACTTCTACAGAGGTTGCAATTTTAGATGGCGCGACGGTTACGACCGCTGAGCTAAATATCATTGATGGCAACACGTCTGCAACTTCAACGACACTTGTAGCCGCTGACCGTATGGTGATGAACGATGCGGGCACCATGAAGCAGGTTGCATTGTCTGATTTCATCACCTTCATCGCCAACGGAACTGCTAGTTCTTACGTTGTCGATGGCGGCATCTATTGATCGGAGCGACTGATGGCAAACACAATTCGGCAGAAAAGAGGCACTAGCAACCCTAGTGCTAGTGATTTTTCAGGAACAGCTGAACTTCTGGTTAACACTACAGATGGCGGACTGTTTACCAAAACAGACGGCGGATCTGTTGTTGAGATTGGCGGTGGTGGCGGTGGAACGGTCACCAGCGTTGCAAGTGGCACTGGGTTAACTGGCGGACCAATTACAGCAAGCGGGACTTTATCGCTTGCAAATACTGCTGTAACTGCTGGCAGTTATACGGTTGTTAATTTAACTGTTGATGCACAAGGAAGAATTACTGCTGCAAGTAGTGGGACTGCTGGGCTTTCTAATAACGCTACTGCAGCCAATAGCTTAGGTGTTGGCACGGATGTGCTTGCAGCAGAAACAACTGGCCACACGAATACAGGTTTTGGGTATCAAGCCCTAAAGGCGCTTACTACTGGGTCTAGGTGCGTAGCTGTCGGGGAACAAGCACTGAAGTCTGTGACAACTGTCGGCTACAGCGTAGCTGTCGGAGCCAGTGCCCTCCAAGAAATGACTACTTCTTTCAAGAACGTAGCTGTTGGGTATCAGGCTCTTAGAGAAACTACCACTGGCAGGAATAACACAGCGGTTGGCAGTAGTGCTCTCCTTATGAACACCACTGGTAGTTACAACGTAGCTATCGGATACGCACTGGAAGAGAATACCACTGGTAGTTACAACGTAGCTAGTGGAGATCAAGCCTTAGCCCTTAACACCACTGGCTCTAATAACGTAGCTACTGGATATGAAGCTCTTAGGGCTAATACCACTGGTACAAAAAATGTTGCCAATGGTTGGGAAGTTCTTAAAGCTAATACTACTGGATTTGACAATAGTGCTTTAGGCGCTGGAAGCTTAAAAGCCAACACTACTGGGTACAGAAACGTTGCGATAGGCAGTGGCACTCTTGAGGACAGCACCACTACCTCAAACAATACGGGAGTTGGGTACGAATGTTTAAAAAATTGCACTGGTGCAGAAAATACAGCTATAGGTTCTGAAGCTGGTGATGCTCTAACAAGTGGTAATAATAACACCATTATTGGAAACGGTGCTGATGCAAGCTCACAAACAGTTAGTAACGAAATTACCTTAGGCAACAGCAGCATCAACAGCCTACGCATACCTGGCTTGCAATCTGGAGCGTCAAATGGTCAAGTCCTTACTTACAATTCAAGTAACGGTAATATCACGCTTGCGACAGCTGGCGGTGCAGCAGCCTTAGGCGACCTATCTGACGGAGCTACAAGCAGCACAAGTCTTCTGCTTGGGACTGGAGTTAGCACCTCATCTACTGAAAATACTGTTGTAGGTCAGAATGCTGGTGCGGCAATTGATTCACGCAAAAACACTTATGTAGGCAATGAAGCTGGTAGGTACATAGAAGACGAAGAGAACACAGGTATTGGCAACCAAGCTTTAGGAGGTGCTACTGGTTCAAATCAAACTGGCAGCATAAGAAGAAATACAGCCGTTGGAGATCGATCTTTATCAAAGCTTGCAAATGGTGCTGCCG